CTTAAGGCAGGGGCGGCTGCTCTTCGTGGTACGGACGAAGCGATTGCTGGTGTTAATCGGCAGATGTCTAATACTGATTACCTTGAGATGTGGGATCAGTTTGAAGACATCGAAACGCCCGATGAGTGGCAAGCTCAAGTAAAACAGTTTGTTGCTGAAAACAGAGAGATCAACCCAGATGTCCGTACTCCAGAGCTTGAGGAATCTGCTCAAAGATTTGCACGGGGTGAAATAGATAGGGCCCAGCATCTGCAGACTATTGATGAATTTAAGCCAGTTAAATCTTGGGATCAGCTTCCTAGAGAGCCTAGTGATAAGCAGCTTGTCTACTCTTTAAAGAGCAATCAAAGACGAGATGGTAATTTTGTTTTAGATGATGCCGCAGCTAAGTCTTTGGGAGTCAATCCGTCTCCCATTGAAGAAGGCATGGAGTTTCAGGGTCGTTTAGATATCCCTGCTTATAAAGAATACGACACTTGGATAGTTACAGGTACCTTGAAGGGCGTAAAAGAAAAACAATACGCTAAAGCCATTCACTATGAAGGCAAAGACGGGTCTCCAGTGGAGTTTATTGCCAATGCTGGGATGGGCGGAAGGATTGCACGGGGTGAGGTTGGGAAGACTCCCTACGCAAGAATTAAAGGCTTCGTAAAAAGTTTTGATGAAGAAGCCATTAGACGTAACGCGGAAGATCTAATTGATGATCCCGAATGGACCCAAGTAGGTTTTGACCCTCGTAGGCAAAGCTCATTCTTTGTTCGTGGTGGAGAGAACAACGGCGTCCCTGTCCGCGAAGCATCAGAAGTAATTCAAATAGGTCCCTTGGTATTCGCTAAGAACGCCACTCTGGATCCTGACTATGCCGGTTTTAATGAAGGAGGGCTTATGGCTAAGGAAGATAGAGAACTACCTCCCGATATGTATCGTAGAGATGGTTCGACTAAATCAGCACAGGGATTTTTAGGTCCCGTTAAGAACGCTGTGACAGGCAAGACAATGACTGAGTTGTCTGTTGGCATTGAGATTAATGGCCAAGAGATGGAAGTCCCTGCCATGGTCCCTACCCTAACTCCGGAGGAAATCGAGATTTTGCGTACCAATGATTTTGAAGGGCGTGCGCAAGAAATCCCCCAGTCTATTATGGAAAAAGCCAGAGACCACGCTTTGTCTCGGCTGGAGCAAGGTATGAATGTTTTCTATCAAGATGGAGAAAACGAACAGCCTGAGCCGCAGATGCAAGAAGCGGCCCCTGCTGAACAAGACAAGGCAGAGATCGACGAAGAAGATGTTCGGGCAGATGTGCCTCAGATGTATCACGGCGGTCTCATGGACAGTTGTTCCGGAGAGATGGCCGACATGGACGTCGCCCCTCCACCCGGGGCGCTGGACGAAGAAGTAGCGGATGATATCCCGGCTTTCTTGAGTACAGGCGAGTTTGTGTTGCCTGCAGATGTCGTGCGTTGGCACGGCCTGAAGCACATTATGGAAATGAGGGATGAGGCTAAGGCAGGCCTCATGGCGATGGAATATGAAGGCCAAATCCAAGAAGTTGAAACCGAGGAATATGATGGCGAAGGAGCTATGGACTCCGAAGTATCGTATGAGGACGGTGCCAGCGAAGAAGGGGGCGAAGAGCTACTCGCGGAAGTCGCAGAAGAACCCATTGAAGGAGGAATACTAGAGACAGCGATTATGTCCGTATCCGAAATGGGGTCTGGGATTTGCGATAACTGCAACGGCCGCGGCTGCGAAGAGTGCATGGGAGACGGCTATTATCCTAGCGAGGACGGTCAGTTTTCTTTCACTCCAAGTGTCAGTTTCGCCCTGATTAAATAGAGGATCGTATGGCTACTAAGAAGAAAGCCAAATCGAAGGTAAATGCCGCTGGCAATTACACCAAGCCTACTATGCGCAAGAACTTGTTTAATAAAATTAAGGCGGGTTCAAAGGGCGGTAAAAGTGGTCAGTGGTCGGCTCGCAAAGCGCAAATGCTTGCCAAGGAATATAAAGCGAAGGGCGGAGGTTATAAGGACTGATGGCTCTTAAAAAATCTCAGAAGTCTCTTAAGAATTGGACGAAGCAAAACTGGCGTACCAAGTCAGGAAAGAACAGTACGCAAGGGCCGAAAGCTACAGGGGAGAGATACCTCCCAGAGAAGGCAATTAAGTCTCTCTCTTCTAGTGAGTACGCCGCCACAACACGGAAGAAACGGGCAGACACTAAAAAGGGCAAGCAGCATTCATCGCAGCCCAAGAAGGTCGCCAAAAAGACAAGGAGCTACAGAAAATCGTAATTGCGTGGGAACGGGCTACCCGCAAACCTTTGATCATTTGATCAGACTACTTTTCGGCCCCCTACATTTCAGAAGGTAATTACCATGGCAAAGTATAAAGGCGCCTATAAGGATTTATTGGATAAAGAGGAACAAGAGCAGGAAACGGAAGCAGTAGAAGCTGCTCCTGAGCAATCTTCGGAAGAAGAGACGTTTAAAAAACGTTACGGTGACCTCCGTCGTCACATGCAAGAAACCTTGCGAGAAAAAGATAAGCAGATTGCTGAAGTTAAAGAACAGCTAAGTACTGCCACAAAGGCTCAGATTAAGTTTCCAAAGTCTGAGGAAGAAGTGGCTGCTTGGGTGAAGAAGTATCCTGATGTAGCCAAGATCATTGACACGATAGCGCAGAAGCGTGTGTTGGAAGGTGTCGAGATGGCGCGCAAGGATACGGACCGGGTCAAGGAACTCGAAGATAAACTGAACCGTACCGAGGCAGAGAAAGTATTAAAAGCTCTGCACCCCGACTTTGATAAGATCAGGGCGGACTCTAGGTTCCATGACTGGGTAGCTCAACAGCCGGGATACATTCAAGACGCACTGTACAAGAACAATACAGATGCCAAGGCTGCAGCCCGAGCTATCGACTTGTATAAAGCTGACCGTGCCAAAGTGTCCGGGACTTCTAAGAAGTCTGCAGCATCTTCGGTCACAAAGGGTGGGACACAGGCCTCCCCTACACAAGGAAAGGCTAAGTTCACAGAAAGCGCGGTCGCTAAAATGTCCGCTGCTGAGTACGAACGTAATGAAGCGGCCATTATGGACGCGATGCGCGAAGGTAACTTTGAATACGATTTGAGTGCCGGCGCAAGATAGGCCCTTGCTAAGGCATTAGTTGTTGTGTTATAACGACAACAATTAGTGCCTTTTGCACTTTGCAGAGCCCCTACAGGCCACCTCTGCGCTTAACAGTTTCAGAAAATAAGGTTTTAGAATACCTGATTTCAGAGGCCCTTAAGCTCACAGCTACTCTAGTTGGTACCGATTTTAACTAGAGTAGTTAAGTAGAGGTTTTGACACCCCCTGAAAGCCAGCCCTAAGAGCGATATTTTTCTGATCATTTAATCGCACTTTTTAAGTGTTTGTTTTTATTTGATTTTAGGAATTTTTATCATGGCTTTTGGTAAAGCATCAGGTTATAACAACCTCCCCAACGGGAACTTTTCTCCCGTCATTTACTCTCAGAAGGTACAGAAGTCCTTCCGTAAGTCTTCTGTTGTAGAAGACATCACCAACACTGATTACATGGGCGAGATTGCCAACTTCGGTGATAGCGTACGCATCATCAAAGAGCCTGAAATCACTGTATCTAGCTACCTGCGTGGCACTAGCGTTGCTGCTCAGGATCTGTCAGATGCTGATTTCTCTCTGGTTGTCGATCAGGCTAACTACTTCATGTTCAAGATCGACGACATCGAAGCAGCCCACAGCCACGTTAACTTCATGGATCTGGCAACTGATCGTGCAGCATACCGTCTGCGAGATGAGTTCGACGCTGAAGTTCTTGGCTACCTTGCTGGTTGGGAAAAGAACAACTCTGGCGACTGGATTCGTCGTACTGCAGTGAACGGCTCTAAGGCTGACACTGCTGCTGATAACGATGAATTGCTGGCAGCAAACAAGCTCGACATCACTGACTTCGGTGGTAGCGACTTGGGTGTTGAGACAGAGACTACTTCTATCCCTGTTGCGGCAAATGGCGGTACTGGTGCAATCACTTCACCTCTCGCTATCCTTAACCGCATCGCTCGTAAGATGGACGAAGCTAACGTAGACACCGAAGGTCGTTGGTTCGTAGCTGATCCTGTCTTCTTCGAGATCCTGATGGATGAGAGCAGCAAGTTTGTTGATAACGATTTTGCTGGTGGTCAAGACGCTGGCGACATCATCCGCAACGGCCGAGTAGGTTCTTCGGTTGTTCGTGGCATGCGTGTCTACAAGTCTAACAACCTGCCTTACATCGGTACTGGCGCAGGCACTGCTGCTTCAGCCGGTTCTGAGACAAACTTTGGTGTTATTGTTGCTGGTCACGATTCAGCCGTCGCTACTGCACAGCAGATCGACAAGACTGAGTCTTATCGTGATCCAGACAGCTTCGCTGATATTGTTCGCGGCATGCAGCTTTATGGTCGAAAGATTCTTCGTCCAGAAGCTCTGTTCACTGCAGCTTACAACTTGGCGTAACGAAGTATGGGAGGGGCCTTCCGGCCCCTTCCTTCTTTTTGAAGGAACGATATGAGTACTTTTATATCTCTGACCAATCAGCTTCTACGTCGTGTTAATGAAGTAGAAATAGCTGAAGCGGACTTTTTAGTAACAAGAGGTATACAGACTGTGGCGAAAGACGCCATTAAGTCTGCGGTTGCTCATATTAACCGGGCTGAATTTGAGTGGCCTTTCAATGCGGCCTCTCACTCTATGACGATGGTAGTGGGTCAGGAAGAATATTCATGGCCACAATACTTCAAGACTGTGGACTGGAACTCTTTCCAGATCCAAAAGGACGACGCCTTAGGTACTTCTAGTAAGCATCTCAATTACATCTCTCGGGATGTTTACTATAAAGACTATAAGGATGATGACGATAACGCGGGTGCTGTCGGTAAAGGCGTGCCTGATTTCGTATTCCAAGGACATGGTAATGGCTACGGAGTAACTCCTTCTCCCGACAAAGCCTACGCCATGAAGTTTCGATACTATTTAAATCACACGGATCTCACTCTTCACAGTGACTCTACACGCATTCCGAACACGTATGACTCTGTGATTGTTGAGGGTGGTTTGTACTACCTCTACAGTTTCCGTGACAATTTAGATGCTGCAGGCCTTTCGCTTCAGCTTTTCCAGCAAGGTATCAAAGAGATGCAAAGCATACTGATCAATCAGTACGACTGCATCCGGGATACTCGGGTCGGGCGAGTGGTTAGGGCTGTCGCATAATGCCAGAGAAGTTAGAAACACAGAGAGTAGTTTGCTTAGGGGGTCTCAATTCTAATGAGAACCACCTACAACTCTCTCAAGATTTACCGGGCTCTGCAGTCCGCTTGGTAAATTATGAGGTCAGTTTGTACGGCGGGTATCGTCGCGTTGAGGGTTACGAGTACTACGATAACCAAGCAGCGGAAGTTGACCCTACTGATGCGGAAGGTCCAGTTCTTTCGTTAGATTTCGTTAAGAACGACACCGCATTTACTACGGACCTCTACGCAACTCGCGGAGTGAAGAGCTTTGTATATACGGCTACAGCGGGACAGACTACATTTACTGGCTCTGATAATAACAGCCGGACTATGGATCTACCCTTTCCCAATGACGTTAGGGTTTTTGTAAATGGCGTTAGGAAGTACTTAACTTTAGATTTCACTTCCAACGCGACAACAATTACATTCAACACCGGTCTGTCCGTAGACGACGAGGTGAAGATAGACCCTGCGGAGTACTGCTTTTATAAGTACACTACGGGTTCTTGGAATAAGGTGACGTTGCCTAGTGGCGTTAGGAGAAAGAAGTTCACGGGTTCTTTGACCCAGCGCCCTTGCAAGGTTCGTTCTGCACAGAATAACTTTGGCTCAGGCAACATCGTAATTTTCGTAGATGGGATTAACGAGCCTCTCATTTATGACTCTACGACATGGGGCACCATCACAGTGGCCGGAGCCGGTACCAGTGCCGATCCGGGAGGGCCGAATGCTTTAGCCCAGCCTGCTATCGTAGACATATTTGAGAACCACGTTTTTCTCAGTGGGGATAGGCAGAATGATAGTGTTATCGCACACTCTGCCCCAAACGATCCATATGACTATACTGCCACTGCTGGTGGTGGTCAGCTTACTATGGGCTTTGCTGTCGTCCAGTTTAAGGCGTTTAGGGGAGATCTTTTTGTCTTTGGCGAAAGCAATATTAAGAAGGTTACTCCCGACCTTACCGCTGGTTTCGTACAAGACCAAGTAACCAACAACATTGGTTGTGTCGCCAGAGATAGTGTATTTGAGATTGGAGGCGATTTAGTCTTTTTAGCACCGGACGGCTTACGTCCAGTTGCAGGCACAAGCCGTATTGGTGACGTAGAGCTTGAGACTATTTCAAAAGCAATACAGCAGCTACTTAAAGATTTAGGGTCCGTTCACGATCTAGATACTTTGAATGGCGTAGTCATCCGGTCGAAGTCTCAGATTAGATACTTTGTAGGAGATGACTCTACAGCAGCACGAGAAAGCCAAGGTATTATTGGCGGCCTACGCTCCGCAGACCAGAGACTGGGATGGGAGTTTGGAGAACTGCTCGGCATACGAGCAAGTTGCTGCACAAGTGATTATGTCAACGGCGAAGAGTTTGTACTTCACGGAGACTACGACGGGAAAGTGTATCGCCAAGAACAAGGCAACACTTTCAACGGTGAGAATATCTTGTCCGTGTACAGCACGCCCTTTTTTGATTTTGGGGACACGGGCGTCAAGAAAGTGTTGAAAAGAGTGAATACTTTTATTCGGGCGGAAGGTCCGCTTACGATGAATATAGGGGTCACATACGATTGGAATGATCCTGCAACAGCCAAGCCCTCCACGTACATAGAAGGTGTTGAAGGGGCTCCGGTTGTCTACCGAGGTATCAATATCAACTACGGTGGCGCTGGGGTTAACTATGGCGGCAGTGATCAGCCTGTGATGCACACTAACGTACAGGGCTCCGGGTATTCCGCACAAATTAATTATGTTTCTCTCGGTGACTTTGACCCGTTTTCTATTCAGGGCATGGTCATTGAATTTACTACGGCAGGACGGCTCTAAATGGCTGGATATACAAGGCAATCTGTAGCTGACATTATCAATGGCTCATTGATTACGGCCCCGCCTCTTAATGCGGAGTTTAACCAATTAGCGTCGGCCTTCGAGGGCTCAACGGGCCACACGCACTCTGGTGCGACTGGTGATGCTCCCAAGATCCCTATTGCAACGTCCGTGGTTGGCTTCCTTGCCCCCGACAATGGTGGTGTGGGTGGTAAGAACAACACGACTGCAACCGTTGACCCAGACGTCTTAAACGACGACTCGCAGGGCTATGCCCCCGGTTCTATATGGATCAATGCAACGACCCAGCGCGTCTTTGTTTGTACCGCAAACGGTACCGGTAACGCTCAGTGGGCTGAGGCTACCATTGTTCCTCCGAACAATATCATTACGCCAAAGCTTACCAACACAGTAGATCTCGGTAGCCCCACCAAGCAGTACAAAGATTTGTACGTGGACGGCACAGGTCATATCGATAACCTGAGTGGTGACGCAGCTACGCTTACGGGTAACTTGGGCGTTGGCGGAACAGCTACAGCGACTAACCTGACTGTCTCTGGAACTGCCGGCCTCGGCAACTCCGTGACTGTTGGCGGTGGTGCTATCGACAATACTCCGATTGGTACCACGACTGCTCAAGGCATCATCGGTACGACCATCCAAGCGACGACTGCTTTTAGTGGTCCGCTGACCGGTAATGTCACCGGAAACGTTGTCGGTAATGTGCAGGGTGATGTTACCGGAGATGTTACCGGAGACCTCACAGGTAACGTTACTGCTACTTCTGGTACCACTACTCTTGCTAACGTTACAATCACTGGTTCGCTGGACATGGATTCCGGCACCGTTGGTACTGTTACCAATCTGGCCAACCCCACCAACCCCAGCGATGCTGCGACTAAGCAGTATGTGGATACGTCAGTTCAGGCCGTAATCGACGCCGCTCCTGCTGCTCTCGACACGTTAAATGAGCTTGCGGCCGCAATCAACGACGATGCTAACTTTGCTTCTACCGTAACGAACTCTCTGTCCCAGAAAGTCTCGAAGAACGGCGACAGCATGACTGGCGCGTTGAACATGGGCAGCAACAAGATCACAAGTCTTGCTGCACCCACTACAACAGGCGATGCTGCTAACAAGTCTTACGTAGACACTCAGGACGGTACTCGGGTTGCCAAGTCTGGCGATACTATGTCGGGCAACCTCGACATGGGCAGCAACCGGATTTCTAATCTGGCCAGCCCGTCCACTCCGAGTGATGCCGCACCAAGATCTTATGTAGATAGCATTCTAGGCTCTGCCACGAGTGCCGCTTCTAGCGCGTCTAGTGCCGCTGCTTCGGCTGCGTCTGCTGCTGCCAGCGCCTCGGCAGCAAGTTCTTCTCAGTCTGCCGCGGCGACTTCCGCCTCGTCTGCTGCTACGTCCTTGTCTGATTTCCAAGACTTGTTCTTGGGTTCATACTCTACTGCGCCTTCTACTTCTGGCGTCACTGCCGGGGCTATCTACTACAACACAACAGATCAAGCCTTGTACTTGCTTTCTGGGGGAGCATGGGTCGGCGCGGTCTTTGATACCGCCGGCGCCATGTTTGGCACTAACAATCTAAATGATTTAGCAGATGCCGCTACAGCCAGAGCAAATCTTGCTGTACTGGGCACGGCGGCTAACTTGAGCGATGTGGCGGATGCCGCTACGGCCCGAACAAATCTAGGCGTGCTTGCGTATGATGCTAATCTGCAGGCGTTCCTTGATGCGTTTACTCTGCCGACTGCTGATGGAGATGCCAATCAAGTTCTTCGCACTACTGGTGCGGGGACCTTGGAGTTTGGTACTGTTGCGTCGGGCGGCGGTAGTGCCTCTAAATATACAATTTTTGATGCAACACTTACTGACGCTGTCTTTAAGTCGAGCTACAATATTACGACAGACAATTTAACAATTACCGGGAATTGGCAGGGGTTTTCCGACCCAGACACTATTCTGCACGTTTCCGATATTTCAACCATTGGAAGTGACGGGAGTTATTTTGAAACTGATACAACCTTGACTGCAGGACATGCTTTTTATCAAGTCTTGTACGTCGCGGATGGTTCAGATGTGACTGTTTCAAATGGCGTCACCGTTCAGGGCTTCGGTATAGCACCGGCACCGGGCGAGTCTGCAACCCAAGATGCGGTTAGGTCTACGGGTGAACTCATGTACTTCGGAACTGATTAAAGGGCAATAAAATGGCGTCAAGAACTTCACATTTAGTTAATCCCGAGAAAGGCGTATTGCTCTACGAAAATGCGGGGACAAAAACTGAAATTGTTTCGGTTCATGCGGTATCACATGACAATACCCAAAATCCTGCTTTTTCTTATGCACTTGATACTAATAATAGTCGCCCGCTAAATTTTGAAAAAAACTTGTATAACCTTAGCGGAAGTATTGGTACAAGCACTACTCTTGTAGACCTAGATACGCGCCATAACGGTAAAAGTACAGTTTATAGTAGGGCTGACACGGGTTCTCTAATGGGGGACAGAGGTTCAAATTTTGCCTCTGGTGGCAATTGGGAATACTTATTTTTAAATGTTGATCCGTGGATGACGGTCAAGCCAAGTGAGTATGGTAATCCAAGTGATAATGTAATGAGCTTGGTTACTATGCAAAGTTCTAATTATGTACATTATTACGATAATCTTTTAACGGCCCGGGCTGGGGCTGCAACAGAGGACGCTTGGCATAATTATTTTAAACCCAACCAAGATGTACCCGGATACAATACCCGAATAGGTATGTCGTATTACAATCGGGGCATGGCGTGTGATCAATACACCAACACGTTTATGGGGTATAACAGTAACGCCTATATGTCTTTTGGGCACTTCTGGGGAGGCTCTAGTGCTAGCCCGGGTCAAGATGCTCGTAGTTCTGATAGTGTCATTTATCAAATATTTGGCACATCCTATAACGTCGCTAGTTATGAGGAACAAAACGCAAAATCCCCTCAAATCTATGCTGACGGTGGTGTCTACGTCATTAATCACCGACGATACAATGACCCTAGTAATTCTTATGTAATTATTATCCCGATTAGATACTACTTTGGGGAATTGCCTTCTGACAAAACTTCATTGGTTCGGAACAGTAACGCTGCGTATACGGCAGGGGCATCCTATAACATGCCGATTTCTAATAGTAGTGCTTACAATTCTTACTTCTATACGCCTGCACAAGCGTATCAATGGCATAAGTACAACAAAGCGACAGATAAATACTACTTCTGTTTTAAGCATGCTAGTGACGCAGATTACGCGGGTATTTATGAATGGGATTGGAAGGATATGACCCGAGGCACCCAAACTTATGGTGCAATGTCCGAATTAACTGGTAATGGCCCTTCAAGTGGTAATCCTAAGACTTTCTCGAATGGGTCTTGGACTAAGGTTGGTGATTACCCGCTTACTAATACAAACGAGTTTATGTACCCCCCTTATAAGGTAGGGGCAAATTTGTGGATTTCGCAAACTGCGGCCAGTGGTTCGTATTACTCTACCGACCTTAAGACATGGCAATCGGCGACCAATTATTTTAGCAACGTAAACAGTTTGTATGTAGTTTCTAATCAAGGTGCCAACGGAGAAAAATTCTTCGGTAAGGGTGGTACTAGTGCCGTCGTACGGCCTGTATCTGGCTTTTCGGACGTTCCAAAGTCAGGCCTGTTAGAAAATGCTACGCCGGTAGGAAATTATAGTCGTACTGGGATCATTTTAAATCCCGGTGACTGTATTTATTCTGAAAATGCAGACTTACAAACGGCTTTATCGGTAACTGTTAATGCGGTGGATGTCTAATGGCTAGATCAATTCGACTTAATACCGCGAGTGGCGCTGCTGCTTCTTCGGGAAGCTCTGGGTTATCTCAAGCAGAAGTAGAGACTATCGTAGATGATAAGGCCCGCTGGATATTGGACTATGAGGTGGACTACTCAAGCAGTGGCATTCCTACGGGTTACTTGCCATTGATTCAGTCTGTCGATTTTGACAATGTTGCTGCTTATCACTGCATTATGCGCGGTTTTGGCCCGAGTAGTAGTCAAACCCGCCTGCAATTTAGAATTATGAGTGGTACTAGTCCCATATCTGGCAGTAGCCAATGGAGTTATCAAGCGGTTTACGGCACGTCTTCAGGTAATGGAACAGGAAGCAATACAAGTTTTAGCAATGGAATTTTTGAACCTAGTGCGTGGATCAATGATTCCGTGTCCTCTGGTGGTGCCCAGAATCATAAAGAAATAACATTTTTCTTTAACCGATCCGACGCTCCCAATGATGGAAGTCGATGTTTTGAAGCCGATTATATAGCATATGTCCCGAACAGAGGCGGCTATCAAAGTTGGGCCTCTCGTAGCTTTCATAGCATAGAAGCTTCTTCCTCTTTTGACAAAATTGAATTTGGCTTTAGTGGGGGTTCGTATTTAGATCCTTCCACTGCCGAAACAACACCTACTGTACAGGTGTATAAGCAACTTCGCGCCCCCGCGACTTAATTTTTAACAAGGAAACTTCACAATGTCTAAGATTATTGTAGATCAGATACAGAAGAACGGCGGGGACGTACTGACTCTGCCGACTAACGATGCAACGGCGAATAATCAGCCTCTTGTTGGTTCAACAACCGGCGTTCTGTCCCACTCTCCCTTGGCCCTACCCGCCACAGACGGAGCCGCTAATCGTCCAGTAACAACCGATGGTTCTGGTCAATTGCAGTTTGGTAGCTTTAGCTTACCAAATTCAGCGGGCACCATCGGCCAAACACTAAATTCTGATGGAAATGGTAGTGCTTTTTGGGGATCGGCCTCTGCACCAGTTCCTACTCATACAAATTCCGATCATATTATTGGGACGGTGGTAACCTCAACTTCTCAAGACAACTCCTATAGTACTGGAGATTGGTCTAGTAGTGCGGCATACACAACGTATCGCCATGATGACTTTTTTACTAGCGCAAACAGTACGCTTCAGGGCTGGAACATGTTTTTAGGTGACGGCTATCCTGATGGAACAAGTCAAAACATGTATGCTAACAACCATGCCCATAACCAACATCGCATGAAAGAATTCGCGGCCAATCGGCGAGTAGGTCATGCTTTTAAGAAACATTATTACTACGACAACCAAAACAGTTACGCGGGTTTGACATGGCGGTGTTTGCCTATCCGAAATGGCGGTTCTAGTGCGGTAAATGTGACTGTCTATGGGTACGCTTCTTCCTACACTACTTACACCAGCCTGTCTATGGGGTACTACACGCCTACTTACTCCAGCGGCACTAACTATGGAAATGTGTCCGGCGGGTCGTGGACTCAACTTGCATCCTACAATAGTTCAGATCCAAACCGAAATCTTAGTGGAACGGTCACTGTCCCGGCTGGAACTACTGTTTTGGTCTTTTTGAATTCGGGTCATTATTACCATACGACCTATCAATTTACGGATACTAACTTCTTTTACAACCTTCACACCACTTTTTCTAATGTTGATATTTATTGTGATCTGAGAATGTTGGAGACGTTAGCTATAGGGCGTTGTCCGCACCTTACTTACAACGGCAATGCCGTCCATGAAATTTATTCGCACTGTGCTGCACTTTACGGAGATCGATAATGAGCATGTATTTTAAGTTCACGGCTGACGGAAGAGTCGAAGGAACCTCACAAGTAGAAGTAGAAGGGTATGAGCTTGTCTCTGCAGAGTTGGCAGCAAATGGTGCCTACCTTTTAAAAACTGGAGAGGGCGAGTACCGTCGTCAAACCGATGATGAAATTGCCGCCGATGAGGCTGATTATAGAGCAGCGGCCAACGGGGTAAGGAATCGTCACCAGAGAAACGTAAAACTCGCAGATTCCGATTGGGTTGTTACCAAAGCTTTGGAGTCCGGAGGTTCTGTTCCTGCTGATTGGGCAACTTATCGCACCGCTTTGCGCGATTTGCCGACGCACTCTAATTGGCCCAATCTGGAAGATGGCGATTGGCCTACGGAACCTAGTGCGTAAGTAATTCAAAACCGTAAGGTACGGAAATGAATGAAGAGGACATTAAAGCACTAGTCGAACAGGCGGCTAAAGAAGGTGCGCGACAAGCTCTTAGAGACATCGGTCTTTCTGATGAGGAAGCATACGATGACGTCAAAGAGCTTCGCGGCCTTCTTGACGCTTGGAGAGACACTAAGAAGACCGTAGGCCAGACAGTCACTAAGATGTTTACTACGGCTCTTCTTACGGCTCTTGCTGCCGGAATATGGATGAACTGGTGGCAGGGCGAGTAGCGGAGAACACGGCACAGAGTGTAATAGATGGGCTCTATTTGTTTAGTAATTGCTCTCTAGGACAGGAACTTACGATTAATGATTTTTGTTCCGATTACGTCAACGCTCTGGTAAATGGAAAGGTTTTTATAGAGTACGCCGAGTCACGACCCATAGGGTGTATGACATGGTGTTTTTTAACAGAGGACCAAGCGCGGTCCATGACATCAACGGGGTACACGCCTACCCTAGAGGATTACCAGAAAAATGACGGGGATCAGCTTTGGGTGTTCTGGACAGTTGCTCTGGATGGGAATGGCCGGAGACTGGCCTATCAAGTTAAGCGCCTACTTAATTCGCTGTACGGACGTCGTACGCTTTTCTGGGTTAGAGATACAGATTTTCATGTAAAGGTTCATCGGGGACATTCGTAATGGGCAAGAAAAAGACTACCAATATCACCAAGACCGGCCTTGGCGATTCACAGTTTAATACTCTGACAGCCGGGCAAACTACTCTTGGTAACAACCAAGCTGCTATTGCTGGGGGCATCGATACCCTCACTGGTAATGTGCAGTCTGGTTTTAGTGGTCTTACCGACTCACTTAATGCCAGTAAGAATGCGGCGGCGGAAAGTGCAGCCGTACTGGGAGGCCAGATCACAGGGTCTCAGGAGGCTATTCTAGCGGGACAGTCTGGTCTCCAAGACTTCCTTACTAATCAAGCACAGAGTTTTTCTACCCAGCTAGACAACGCGAATGCTGCCCGTGCTGCGGCAGAAGCCCAAGCCCAAGCTGCTGCCCAAGCTCAGGCGGACGCTGCTGCTGCGCAAGCTGCTGCCCTGTCTGGACTACAGGGAACTGTAGATACTGGGTTCGCGACACAGACTGGCCGGTTCGATACTCTCGACAACACCCTTACTGGGATGCAGGACACTGCTACAACTCGCTACGACGATCTTGTAACTCGTTCTGATGCGTTGGGGGACACGGTTCGTTCGTCTCGCGATACTCTCTTGGAAGGACAGCAAGGACTAGGAACTCAGCTTTCTGCTACTGAGCTTGCCATCCTAGAGCGTCAGCAGGCCCTGCAGGACTACTTAGAAAACGTAGCTTCGGGCAATCAGGCTGCAAACCTTGAGCAGCAGATGGCTAT